CTTACCAGGAAATGTTTCGCTGATAAACTGATGCACATAGTTAGTTGTGCCATACACACCAAAGTTAGTGACATCACTATACTTGTCTATGAAATCTTTACAATCGTGCATACTTCCTGGTTTCATTTGACCTAAAGTGCGACCATCTAGAGATTGCCAGTCACCGCTAGGATCAGGCACATGAAATGTAGGATAGAACTTGTGCTTGCGGTTAAACCGCTTGCCGTTCTCAAAACCACGGATGAGTAGATTGTTACCAAATCTGTCAATGTTAGAATAAAATATAGTCATCTCCATAATAAAAGGGGAGCAGTCACCCACTCCCCTATAATACTAGATGTTAGATGGTATGTCAACCAAAAAATTTATGAGCGGCAACTGAAATAATAGTTGCTAGGAAGAACATACCAAGCACACCACCAAAAAAGATTGCATCTGGTGACTGTGTAATGAATTCCATTTATAGATATCCTTTCTCTGCGGCTACATTTGTACGATAACGCTGAACACGTTTAACCTCTCCGAGCCTATGTTTCAAGTCTGCATGATCAACAGACTCAGCAAGATAATCTAGTTCGGATTCATATTGATATGTTGTTGGACTATTGAACCAATCAACAATTGCTTTAATAAGTTTTTTCATGTGAAGTAGACTCCTCTGTAATATCCATTTTACGCGGCTTTTGATTCTCTGGAATAATATTCTCTAGAAATACTTTTAGCATTCCATTAACGAGAGAGGCATCCTTAACTTCAATTGTATCTGCTAAGTTAAATGTGCGAGAGAATGCACGATTGGCAATCCCTTTATACAAGAAACTATCTTCTTCATCGACAGAAGCAGAGTTACCAGTAATCTTTAGGGTGTCTCCATCGATTTCGATATCGATATCAGACTTTGAAAATCCAGCGACAGCGATTTCCACGGTGTACTTGTTATCATCTACCTTACGAATGTTGTAGGGTGGAAAGTTAGGAATAGTCTTTGCCATGCTCATAGAGTCAGCGTGTTTTAGCATCTGGTCATAGACACGGTCTAAGCCAACGAACATGGGAAAGTCTGTTAAATTGAACATGTGTTTAGTCATTTGCTTTTACCTCCTGTGTAAGCAAGGTTAGTTTTGTTTTGATACCCTATAGGCGTATCATAAAAATGAGCAAAGAAACGCTCTCTGCTCACTATTATTTAGACTAGAAACGCGAAATTTTGTTTCGCTAATTTTCTAACCCAGGTATGCAGTTAGTGCATAACTGAGTTAGTGAGAGTTGCAAACAACGTAGTTGTTGCGAACAGAGCAACCATAGTTACTCATGGAACCACGACTACTGTCCTGGTTTACAATGATGGGAGTACCATCATAGTTATAACGACGACCGCTGCTATGCATGTCATTGATACGCTGACCATTCATCTTGATACCATTTGTATTTTGATTGATACGCTGGTTATTACGATGAATATTCATGACATTAGTGTTGATAGCATTCTGGTTCTGATATGGTAATGCAACATGCTGACCAGTTTTATAGCCACCAAAGGCACCCAAAAGTGCACCAACACCAGTTGCAATTAATTTGCCTTTACCACTACCAATCTGACTACCAAGTGCCCCACCACCAAGACCACCAAGACCAGCTCCAGCCATCGGGGCAACAGTGGCAACGTTACAAGCGCCGAGAGACAGTGCAACTGCACTCACGGCAAGGATCTTCACATAGTTTTTCATAGTCTAGTTACCCTTATGTTTGAGTTTACGAGTATAGTGCTTCTTAGAAGCAACTACTTTTTTTGCGTACTTAGATGTACGCAGGTCTTTAGCAATAATGTTACGCATGACATTCATCCTTATTCACACCATCCACGAGCGCGCGGAGTCCAATCTTCAGGGTTTCCCTGAGCAGGTTCATATACATCGACCATGCATTCAGCATTCCGAACTGCGATATCGAAAGTATCGTACATACCCATAAGTTCGTTATCGCGGAAACCTTTCGTATCATCTTCTAACCAAAGCTCATACATGTCTTTGACATTTTGAATGATGATGACTTCCCATTCGGTATTAGTCGATACCCAAGAGTCTACGATATCAATCGCTTTCTTGTGGGATTTTTCAAACTTAATCGCGTTCATGTCATTCACTCTCTTTCATCAACTTACATACTTAATATAATACATATGAAAGCAAATGTCAAGCACTTTTAGAAATATTTTTTCAACATTTCTAATTTATCGTCATATTCAGCCATAATTTCTAGCTCCTTCTCAATCGTCTCCATAATATCTGGATGCTCTGCTAGACCGACTGTGTGACGTAGAAGCACCTCAATGTTAGCACGGTGCTTATGAATGTGTGATTCAAAGTGCAACCTACTTGCTTCTAACAGCATAGTGCGAGTACGATGCTCTGATACAGCTTGCTTATCATCGACTTCAAGTTTACCAAACATAGATTATCCTCCTAGATATTGAACCATTCTTTCTGGTGTAGTCTCCCCGTAAGGGTCGTCATCATCGCCTGTGTTGTTGATACCGGGCTCATGAAACATCTTTTCGATGGCACCATCTTGTAACACACACATATATCGCCATGAGCGCATACCAAACCCTAGATGACTTTTATCGACAAGCATACCCATAAAACGAGTAAACTCACCAGTGCCATCTGGAATGACTTTTACCTTTTCGATACCCTGTGACTTTGCCCAAGCATTCATAACAAACGAGTCATTGACACTAATGCAGTATACCTCATCAATGTGCTTAGAGCGAATCTTGTCGTAATTTTCTTCAAACCCTGGAAGCTGAAAGGTCGAACAGGTAGGTGTAAATGCACCAGGCAGACTAAATAGAACCACACGTTTGCCTAAGAACAACTCATGTGATGTAACAGTTTTCCAAGTGTAAGGATTAGGTCCGTCAATAGAGTCATCACGAATACGAGTCATAAATTTGACATTAGGTATAATATCCACTTCACTTCTCCACAAATTATTTTTTACGTCCAATACTATATTTTGCTACAAGTTCCCATTCTCCCTTCTCTTTGTAAGGAAGAATTTTAATTTGATTCAAAGACGCGACAGGTTCCTTAGTTTTTGATGAGTCAACTAAGGTAACTAAATCCCACTGTTCTAATAGATTAGCAATCGTGTTACGTCTTGCGATATCTGCTTCATTCTCATGAAAGTCAGATGGTTTACCATCTAAAGCAAATAATTCTTTGAAATGCACAATGAAATATCTACCCTGTTTATGAAGAATATGACAGGACTGATATAGTTTGTGATCTTTGCGAGAGGCAACACCAATTCGTGTTAAGGTTTCTTTTACTTTTAAGAAGTCATCTTCATTTTTGAGGTGAACTTCAATCATTGTAGTTAAATCTGTCATTTCATACCACCTTTATTCATTTTTTCTTTTATTGTTAATAATTGCTCATCACCAAGAATTTTGAGTGCTTCCTTTGCTCTTTTAACAGAGTATCCGTAGTAGTCAATGACTGCTTGTAAATCCTCATCATCTGTGGTTTTGTGCCATTTAGAGAAACGTTTTCGTTTCCTCACAATATTTAGTAGAAATGAATATTGCATAAAATTGTCTAGATCGCTATGCATATTCATCAGATTAGCATAATGAACCGTGTCAGCAAAGTATGAAAGTGAGTTGTTAGTTCGATATGGATCATATGTCTTTTCTGCTAGTTCTGGATTATCAGAGTTGGTGATGATATCTTTCTTATCAAGATTGATATCTTTTAGAAAGTCAGTCCACTTCATGACCACTCACAATCTGTCATCAACTCAACCAGACAAGCCACGTTGTTAATCTCGTGGTTAACCACGAATGCTGCTTGATACTGATACTTGGCAAGTATAAGAACCATCTGTGCGATACTTGCCGGCTTCATATTTTTACTCGCATGATTGTATAGACTACGATACAAACTTGCCGTTTCGATATCAGAGTTGTCTACAATCCATTTACGAATGCCAGTGAAGTCTTGTTTCTTAATCATCTTGACCAAAGAGTCAAACGACTCATCACTCATATTAGTAAGAATACCAACATCAATCTTACCAGTGATAGAGTATCGTTGTAGTTCATTTAGAATACGCCGCCAGTCTGGCATATGCTTCATCATCAACTCAGCGATGACTTTCTGGTCGTATTCAATACCTTTCATCTT